ATACTAGTGGTACAGCCTCAGACAGGGGGCTGGTTACAAAGAAAAAGAAAGGATTATCTATGTCAGATAGCCCCGCCTACCAAGCTGCGCAGCACGTATACAAGACCTACCATCAGCGGCGTATTGACATCTCCGACGCCTACTCCCGCCAGTGTGACGCCAATAGTGACCGCCTCGTCGAAGAGCTCGCCTGCATCGCTTTCCGCTACGACCTCGCCCCCACACGAGTCGTCACCTACGCATTCGGCAATGCCCGACCTGACTTCATCGGACGCGTCCGTCGCACCCTCTCCGCTCTCAAAGAGCGTAATAAGGTCAACGGGAGCTGACGTGGTGCTGAAGACTGACCTTTCGTCATTCTGCATCGCCCGTGGTGCGTCCGATGACGCCGTTTGCCTCGTCGACGCCGCTTACTGGGAGGGGTGTCCCACCCCCTACAGGCAGCCCGACTCGTTGTGTCTCGGCCGCCGTGAGCTGTCAACGTACGTCCTGTCACCGCCCTTCCTCCGTCCGTGGGAGCCGCGTGTCTATTACCGCCTGCCGCAAGTCGCGTGGGAGGCATTGGGCGCTAGAGAGCCGTTGTCGCTCGTCCCTCTCGATGTCGCGATTGAGCACTCGCCTCTCACCGGTTTTGACGTGGACGACGAAGGCCGTGGGTGCCCTACCGACGGCGAAGCCGTCGAGCGCGTCTTCACCTCGCACCTGTCGTACGGCTCCCATACGCTGTGCGGCCTCTTCCCTACCGACACCGCCGCGAAGTGGGCGGAGCTCCCGCTAGAGACGTGGCGCTGTCTGTACCTCCCCGGCTTCAGCCGTTCCATTCGGCTGTCCCTCAGCTGGCTCGATGCCCTGTCCCCGGGGGTTGTGCGCCTCTCCCACGGCGAACCGCTCCTGACCCGGCCCGTGGAGGTTTCACGTGAAAAGGCGTGAGCTCTTAGCTGAAGCTGCCAAGGCGCGTAAGACGGCTATGGGCAAGATGCGCACCCACCGCAAGAGGGGTGTCGAACTCGCCGGCAGCGAGTTCGACCCCCGGGTCGGCACCAACACCCAGCTGAGGGCCATGTCCGACAAGCAGCTGGTTTCCTACGTCGATCGCCTCAAGCGCTTCAACCTCCGCGGCAACCAGTATTACCTGACAGCCAAGAAGGAAGTCATCAGCTCCTACCGGCTAGACGACTTCCTTCGGCAACAGCGTCGCCTGGACCGCTTGCAGTCCAGTGTGGACAAAGCCTTCGGTGCCTTTGAACATCTGGACACCGGTGAGCGCGTCTCCGACTACAACGCCCGTATCCGGAAAGGCTTCGAAGAGCGCATCTACCGTAATGCCCAGAAGGTCTACGGCGATATCGTCCATTCGCGCAGCGACTTGAAGAAACTCTCACGCTTGCAACGCGAAGCTCTTCGCTTCGGAAAGGCATCCACCTTCGCCGAGAAGGCCGACGCCAAGAAGCGCATGGCCAACGGCTATCTGGACGCCCAGTACAAGAAGTATATGGATAGGCTGTCGAAGATGATAGGCGACAGTTCCGTCCTAGACCACCGCCTCGTCCACGACCTGCAGGGCCTCAGCAAGAAGGCGCTCGTTTCCCTCGCCAAACACTCCAACATCGTGGATCGCATTAGAGACGCTTACGAATACGAGAAGAAACATGACTTCTCACAGTTGACACTAGAAGGAGGGTCACAGAAGTATGGGGCGACGTCGGAACCCGTTCGGGCTATCATACACGCCTACGCTAAAGCAGATGCAAATAGCGGCAAGTGACGTCGCAGCCCTCGCCTACGACCTAGAGACGGACGATTGGTTCGTCCGATCCTGCACCGGCGACGTAGGCGCCGACACGGGCGTGGACACGCTCCTCCCCGCCCTCGCTCGCTACAAGCGCGTGTGGGTGTGGGAGGGGCAGCCCGTCGTCTACCGGATCGCAGCCGTCGCACACCTATTGGGTCTCATCGATGACGAGAACGCCGAGCTCGCTCTGACGAAGCCGGGCTTCACGTCCTTCAAGTACCCCGCCCGGTTTTACGCGAAGGGCGCCCGGTACAAGACGACCGTGCGGTCATTACGCGATTACATCTCCGCCCCCCCGCAGACGCCGCCTGCCGGCCTGGACGACGAAACCGAGTGGGTGTGCGGCATTCTCGATGGCACCCGTCTCGCCGTCATAGATGCCTTCGCCCCCATGGCGATCGCCCAAGCCGAGTTCGCTGACTACGTTAAAGACGAGATGGGCGAACATCCGAACCTGTTCGGCACCGACTTCGAGGAACAACTAGACGGCACCGGCGGTCTGTGCGGCGTCCTCCGCGATGCAGGCGACGTGGAAGGCGTCGACATCTGGGACGTCTCATCCCTCTACCCCGCCATCGCTTCATGCATGCCCCTGCCCACCGGGTCCGGCGTCCGAGACTACACAGCCGACACGTTGAGCGACCTGCCCGACGACGGTCTGTGGATCGCCAACGTCAAACTGCCGGACGGTACGTCCCAGTGGGTGACCAGCGTCGACTACCGCCACACGTACAGTGAGACGCTGTACTACACATACGGTGGCGCCACTGACGTCGAAGACGCCGACGTGCAGGTCGCCATCATCTTCGACTCCGTCTCCGGCCTCTACAAGGAATGCGTGGACGCCTGGTACCGTGACAAGAAAAACAGCGAAGGCATCGTCAAAGAGTTCTATAAGAAGAAGATGAACTCTTTCTTCGGCTCTTTGGCGATGCGCTACCGTAAGCGCAAAGAAAGGGCTATCTATCGGGACGGCTACGGCTTCGACGTCGAAACGGTCGGGTACACGGACCATGAGCTGGGCTCGCTCTTCCTCCACCAAGTATTCATCGTCGCCTACGGCCGCTTCATCCTAACCGAAGCGCTGCGGCGCTACGGGAGGCACGTCGTCTACTATGACACGGACTCCGTCCACCTCGTCGGCATCCGTCCTTCTGATGTGCGCTTAGACGGCGTTCCCGTCGACGACCGCGACGACGATCTGGGCCAGTGGACGCTGCGTGAACACAACGCGACTGTGCGCTATCTGGGCCTGCGCCGCTACGCCGTACTAGAACGGTATACGACCACCGATGGAGAGAATGAAACCGTTGAAGAGTATGCGAACGTGCATTTCGCCGGGTACAGGGCGCCATCGTTCCTGCAGGCGCGACGGTGGGACCGCATCCCCCTGTGCGCCCTTGAGGGTCGCGACTATCTTCCATCTCTGACATACGTTCCGGGTATCGACAGTCTCGTCCCCGCCTACGTTCCGTATCGCATCGGAGGTGCGGTGTGTAGGCGCGACGTGCCGTGTCGTGCATTCGGGGGGCGGTCTGTCGAAGCAGACGCCCGTGTGTACAGGGACGATCTGGAGACGGAGTTGCAGGTCGCAGCTGCGGGGATGCGTCCGAGGTCGAGCGATGCGGACGCTGTTCGAGCGCGGCGTCTCGCTCTTGCTCCTTGTTAGCGCACACAATAAAGGAGAGCCCCGCCGTCCAACTGGAAAGCGGGGCCTCTTTATGCTTCGTCTAGCTTAGCACGAACCGACATGTGATATACTATGTCTCAGGTGGGGCTTTTCCATGCTCCGGCGGAGACCGCGGTCGGGCGTCACGGGTTGACACCCGCCGGCCCCGGATGGATTTGACACCCCTTCGACCGCGGCAGGATCGCCCCGCCGCTTAAGCCTAGACAACAAGGAGGAAGAGTGGCCGCAGAAGAGACCACCGAGACGGAGGCCCCTGAAGAGGCCGCGCCCGTAGAAGCCGCACAGGACGACGTCCAGGCCGACCTGTCGGAGCTCATCAGTGAAGTTCGTGCGCTTGCACAGCAGGCTCTGGATGAATGCAAAGAACTGAGGGCGATCATCACCGAAGAGGCACTGGATGAAGCCGCCGATGTCGACGTGCTAGATGACGATATCGACCCCGAAGACCTGCAAATCGAAGACCTCTTGGCCTGACGAAAGGACCTGCTGACTAACAATGGCACTCAAGACGCCGGCGCTCCGACCCGGCATCACTAACGAACAGCTGCTTCAGTCCGCTATCAATGCTGCGGCGATGGGCTATAAGAAGCGAATCCCCACGCCTACGCAGGCCGGGATCGACCGCACTCTGGATTACCTCGCCCAGCACCGCGACCTGTGGAACCCCATCTGCACCTCTCTGCTTAACCAGCTCGTCCCGATCTTCGCCACCCAGCGGGCCTGGACCAACCCGCTCGCTGAATTCAAGAAGGGCATGATCGAATACGGTAACGGCGTGGAGGAAATCCAGACCGGGCTTCTCAAGGCCGCAGCCTACGACCCCAACGACGACGTGGACGCCAAGCTCATTTTCGGCCGCGAAGACTTCCGCGTGGAAACAGCCTTCCACACGAAGAACCGCATGGACCGCTATAAGGTCTCCGTAGAAAAGGCTCTCATTCAGTCCGCGTTCCTCAACGGCAGCGACGTCGCCGAACTCATCGACCGTCAGACTCAGGCACCCTACGAGTCGGACCAGTGGGACGAATTTAACCTCATGGCCAGCCTGCTCAACAAGTACGAGGTGCGAGGCGGCTTCTACCACGTGCACGTCCCTAACGTGGCACGCTCCGGCTCCGTCAAGGAAGACGCCACCGAGCTTCTGCGCAAGCTGCGCACCATGGCCGGCGAGATGATGTTCAAGTCCACCGCTTACAACCCGGCGCGCATGCCCGTCCACTCCATGCCGGAAGACATGGTGCTGCTTACCACGCCGGCCGTCAGGGCAGCGCTAGACGTGGAGGCCCTCGCGTGGGCGTTCAACATCGATCGTGCCGACGTCCAGTACAGGATCATCGAGCTGCCTCAGCGGTTTGTCCCCGATCCGCGCTTCCAGGCCGCCATCGTCGATAAGAACTTCTTCCAGGTCTACGATCATCTGATCCAGACCAACACGATCGACGTGCCGACCGACCCGCTCACGTACAACGTGTTCTACCATCACCATCAGACTATCTCCTGTTCACGCTTCGCGCCCACCGCGATGTTCTGGACCGGCGCCGACGACGAAGTCATCGAAATCGTCGACCCCGTCACCACGATCGGCAACATCGAGTGCTACGCGCCCGACGGCACGCAGCCCAGCGAGCTCGAAAAGGGTGGCGTCTACCGCCTCACGCCCGAGTCCGTCACCGGCGGCGGCGGCAACCCCGCCCTCAAGTGGACGATCATCTCCGCGACCGACAACCACACGACCGTGTCGGCCGGCGGCGCCCTCACAGTCGGGCGCCTCGAAAAAGGCCCGGTTAAGGTCCGTGTCGAATGCGACGCGGCGTCCAAGGACGGCGCCTTCGCCGTCAAGTCCGGCGCTAACGTGCCTACCTGGCCTGACCGCACGTCGTCCATCGTCGGTCTCACCGTTCTCGGACGGGCGATCGGCAAATCCTTCACACCCGAAACCAAGGAATACACTGTCACGCGGGCTAAGAAGGATGAGCTGATCAAGGATGCGGCGAACAACACGTTCCCGCACGGGCGGATGATCGATTACACGGTCGAAACCGCCAATGGCGAAAACGGCGCCTATAAGGTGACCGTCGCCGTCACAGGAGCCGACGGCGTCTCCTACGGCCCCTACGTCGTCACTGTCAAGTAGGAGCCCCGGAGGGGCGCCGGTTTCTTCCTTTCTCTCCCGGCGCCCCTCCCGATATACGCAAGGAGTGGTGTGCGGGTGCCAAGTGTCAACGAATGGTCCGCAGGGGCCGAAGTCACGCTCACCAAGGTGGCGTGGGATTCCTCGTACCGGGACATCGTTCATTGGCGCGACTATGCCCACAGGGCCTCGTACATCGACCGGCCGGACGCACACCACCTCACGCTGAAGAACGCGCAGACAATAGACTACGGCTCACAGGTTATCCTAGATGAGCCGTTCTCCACGTGCGTTCAATACAACTACATCAGGGTCGTCAACCCGAAGATATCCAAGCTGCACCCTGACAAGGAGCGGCCCACAGTCTTCTACTACTTCATCCAAGACGTCGTCAGGGTCGCCCCCGACGCCACCATGCTGTCCGTCCAGCTGGACGTGTGGACGACCTACTGCGGAAACGTCAAGCTGCGCAATGCCTTCGTCGTCCAAGGCCACCTGCCGGTGGCCGCCACCTGGCGCGGACGCCAACACGACGTTCTTCGGGAAGCCGAGGGCCTCGATTTGGGCTCCGACTACATGGTGCGGTACAGCGAACGCTACACGGTCGCCACCCTCTCCCAGTGCTGCGTCATGCTCGTCGCCTCCACAGACTTCTCCTACGACCCGGGCGAAATGAACAACCCGAACCTGAGGACGGCGAGAGGGTCGGCCTTCGAAGGCCTACCCAATGGGTGCGACATCATCCTAGTCCGCGACATCGGCACATTCGAGTTCTTCGTCACCGCCATGTCGCCCTTCCCATGGGTGTCGCAGGGCGTTCAGATGATCATGGTGCTCCCGACGCCCGACGATATGTTCGACCGTATCGTCGCATCCCACAACACGGACAACGTCCACGACAAGTTCCGGCAGGGCATTGACCCGAATACGATCAAAATCATCCGGTCTCGTAAGACCGGTCACGAAGGCGATGTCATGTGGGGGCGAGATCAAACGTTTTTCGGCGGCGGCGCCCTCGAACTACTCGATAAAACCCACTATGCGGACTGGCAGAAGAACTACACGAAGCTCGTCACATCACCTTACCTGTTCATTGAGCTCACGAACTACCAGGGGCAGTCAATGGCTGTGCACCCCGAGTACCTGCCGAACGGTGGCAAGGTCACTTTGTCGCGCCTGCAGCACTTCTCTCCGCCTGGTCCCCGTGTCGTCGTGTGGCTGCGCGACTACCTGTCGGAGGACAACACGACGGGCAACCCGTTGTCCAACTCGTTCCTGGACGGCTCGCTGTTCTTCACGAACTTCCCGATGTTCTCCATCCCCAACAACTCGGGTCTCAACGCGCTGGCGTCTCAGGCGCACAGCATAGCGTTCGCCTACCAGTCCGCCGACTGGTCTCAGCAAAAGGCGCTACAGGGCAACCAGGTCGCCTATGACCAGGCGTCTTATGCGATCGGCACGGCCCGGCAGTCCATGGTCGCTTCCAACACGGCTCGGGGGGCCCAGACGGCCCTGTCGAACGCAGCCCGATCGCAATCGACAGCGATCACCAACGACGCCGCGTGGGGCCACACGCAGAACAACATGATCCAACAGGGCGTCTCCGGCGGCATGGGCGCTATCGGCAGCCTTCTGTCGGGGGACATCGGCGGCGCCTTCAAAGGCGTCGTCGGCACTGGCATGGGCGTCTACATGGCCAATTCCAACTACAATATCGACGCGAACGCGAGGAATGCACAGACCGACCTGGCTAACTCCACCGCTTCTCAGTCCACAGCGATCACCAACAACCTGGCGGCGAAGCTCACGGGACTGCAGAACGCACAGGCAGCCTACAACAGGGACACCAACAAAGAATATGCAGACATGGTGGCGAAGGGCGACTACTCGAACACCCTGGCTGGCCTGAAAGCGAAGATACAAGACACGAAGATGGTGCAGCCATCCATCTCCGGGCAAATCGGAGGCGACGCTTTCATGCTCGCCACCACCGGGTGGATGGTGGATGTGCGCCTGAAAACACCACATAGGGGCGCGATCCAGGCCGTCGCCGAACACTTCGCGAGGTTCGGCTACCGCTGCAACCGCACCGTCGATATGGCTGCCTACGATCTGACGCTCATGAGCCATTTCACCTACTGGAAGCTGGCGGACTGCCGGATCGATGCCCCGTCCGTGCCGCAGATGCACGCCGAGACGATCCGCGGCATATTCGAGAAGGGGGTCACCGTGTGGGACGAGCCGAAGGAGATAACCGAGATGCACTTATTCGACAACGGCCCGAAGAAAGTGGTGCAGCTGTAATGCCGAGCACGAAAGGTTTGACAAACGGCGATTTGATCGGCGGTGTGGAGCCGTCCAGGATGAACGATGGCCGCTTCCGCCCTAATAGGGCGAAGGCCTTGCGCGGCGGCGAGTTCATGCTCTACCAGAATATGCTCTGGGGCCTGGCCGAAGCGCGGTTCGTATGGGACGGCCTGCCCGAGACGGTCAACGAGCGCTACCTGGAGCGTGTGCTGCACCGCCACGGCCTTGCGGTCTTCTTCGAAGACCCGCGCCTGCACGCATTCTTCGCGCTGCACGCCGCCGGCACAGGTGACGTGGACGTCTACGGGGACCCGAAGACGTTCCGCGTGACCGGCAACAGGTACATCAACCGGGAGATATCGTCGAAGGACTGCGTCCCGATTTGGACGAACCGAAACCGGGCCAACGATCAGTGGGTCGTCAACTACTACGCGGCCGCCCTGGCGGAGGCCGCCGAGACGGTGCGTGTCAACGCCCTCAACTCGCGCAGCCCGATGATCCTGGCGCTCAGCCAGGAACAACGACTGGCCGGGGAGAACTTCTACCGGCAGGTGGCCGAAGGACAACCGGTGATCTTCACCGTCAAAGACGACATGGGCCGCGGCCTGGCCGAGTCGGTGCAGGCCCTGGACAACAGGCAGTCGCCGAACGCGATATCCGACGCGATCCGCGTCAAGAAGGAGATATGGGACGACGCGATGCTCGCGCTCGGTATCCAATGTGCTCCACCGGACAAGAAAGAGCGGCTCGTCGACGACGAAGTGGAGGCGATCCAGGGCCAGACGGCGGCGTTCCGCGGCGTGGCGATCGGTGCCCGCCAAGAAGCCGCGGACGCCATCAATGAGCGCTACGGCCTGAACGTGTCCGTGCATTGGCGGCACAGTCGGGAGCAGGTGCGCGGCATCAACGACATGGGGGAGGGTTTCGATGGCTGACTTCACGATAGAGCTACGGGATGTGTGCGCCCGGTACAGCGACGCCGAGCTCGGATTGGAGTCGTACCCGATCTTCGACGAAGCCTACAGGCCGCACTTGAACAAGCTGATCAAAGACCACTACTGGTTTAGGGAAACTGCCTACGAGACGGTCGCCATGTTCGCACACCAGCTGCGGCACCGGCTCGAACTGACCATGCCCTACTACAACCAGCTGTACGAGTCGGCGCGGATCAAGTTCGACCCGCTGTCCACCATGGACGTCTCTTCGGTCTCCGATGGCACACATACGTCGTCGTCCAGCAACGAAGGCTCGGGGACGACGAAGAACCGGACCTCCGGCGCATCCGATTCGGACTCGCGGGATATGCGTTACCCGGACACGGCGATCAACCAGCACGGCGACTATGCGGTGGCCGGCACGAAGTCGGGCGGCCGAACGGAGGGCGCCTCTGAAACGGACAACACGTCGAAGTCCAGTTCGAAGGGTGACGAGACGACGCACGCCACGTCGCATTCGACGGGCCGCTCCCAGTCGGCGTCATCGCTGATCATGGAGTACAGGGCGAGCCTGATCAACGTCGACCGCATGGTGCTCGGCGAGCTGTCCGACCTATTCTTCGGCCTGTGGACGTCCAACGACAACTACATCGGGGGCGACATGTACACCGGCTTCGGTGCCATGTGGGGCTGGGGTTACTGGGTTTAACAACGATGAGTAAGGAGGCCGCATGCCTATAAACAACGTCCCATTCTTCGACCTGCAGAGCACCCCTCTGACGAACATCACCCCTTTCGCGGAGCGCGAAGCGTATTCCTACCAAGAGGTACTGGAAGACCTGATCCAGAATTACAAGCGGATTATCGACACGGTCAACAAGGTCGTGATGCTCGCTAACGACATCGATGCACGCCTGATTGACCTTGAATCGCGACTGCGCAAGGAGACGGACGACAAGATCGCCCGGGCGATCGACGCGCTCTACCGGCGCCTGGCGCAGCGCGGCGCGAAAGACATGATCGTCGCCGACCCGGTGTGGGGCCGCACGGACCGCACTGTCTCGGAGGTGCTGGCAGTCCTCTATGACAATGTGCGCACACAGGCCAGGTTCGCCAAGGGCGCCGATGACATCGGAGCGACGGCCCAGGCGCTGGATGAGGCCAACTGGACGGCCCGCCAGTGGGACCTTGACCCTGAGTACAAGACCGACCACGCCACTCGCTGACCACACGACCTTAAGGAGAACACACTATGGCGAGCACGAACAAGACGGAGGCGCTGGGCCTCAGCCAGTTCATTGACACCGACAAGCCCACGTGGAGGGGGGATTATAACGGGGACATGCGCAAGCTGGACGTGCGTGCGCAGGAGGACACATCCAAGTTCAACGCGTTCGAGACGCGTATCAAGAACGCGGAGACGACCGTCGACGCCGACCACAAAGTGGTCGCGCAAATTGACCAGAAGATCGGCGAGGCGGAGTCACGGGCGAAGGCGGACGCCGCCAGCCAGGTGGCGAAGTGTTACGACGACCTGTTCACGAAGGTGAGCGACCGCTACACGAAGGCCCAGTCAGACGCCAGGTATATTCTCAAGAACGCCGCCACCCCAAATGTGTGTGCGGTGATCGTCGGTACGTCCAACGTTGTCCAGGGCAAATGGCCGACGCTCATGTGCAAGGCAATGGGCATCACGGAGAAGAATTTCGCCGTCGGCGGGACTGGGATGACGGATGGTGCCAATAACTTCTCGGTGCAGCTGAACAGGGCGATCGCGGACGGCAGCTTCAGCAACAACGACGTGAAGTATGTCATCATCGCGGACTGCGGCAATGATGCCATGCAAAATAAGGACGTCTACAACGGTGTCGTGAGCCTTCTGACGGATGCCCGCCGGGCATTCCCGAATGCCCGCGTCGTCGTGTTCTCCGCTGTCTGGGCGTGGTCCAACCTGCACGCGCTCTTGAAAAGCAAGAATGGCTTGGCGAACTGCCTCTCCACTCTTCAGGAGGTGTGCGGCAACTATGGAGCAGAGTACGTTGGCACTGAGTTTTGGTGTTTGGGATACAGCAAGTATTTCCAGGAAGGCGAAATCCACCTGAATTCGACGGGTGACACGAGGTTCGCGACGCTGGCCAGCAACTACCTGCAGTACGGGAACGAGCCGGTGCCCGTGTCGCAGAACTACCGGATCGGCCTGTCAGGCGGCGCACAGCACACGGACACGCCTCTCACGCTGCGCCTGAACGGCGGCATCGTGAGCTTGTCTGGTGTGATTTCGGGCCAGTCGATCGCAATCGGCGCCGACCTCGGCCAGATCCCCGAGTGGGCGGCGCCGCGCGCGGACGTGAACGCCAACGCGAGGGGAGGGGCGAGCGGAACGGAGGATATCCCATTCCAGGTCCACCCCAACCAGCACCTGCAGACGTGGAAAGGCTGGTCGGGCAACCTGAACATCAGCGCTACGTGGTCGGTGCTGTAAGCGTTTCATGTGAAACGTGGAGGGCCCGCCCGCTGGGCGGGCCCCTGTTAAAGGCCGTGGTGAGGGGGCACACAACACATGACATGGGACGCCAAAGCTAAAGCAGTCGCCATCAAAGCGATCGGGACGGTAGAGTCCAACATGCGCTATGACGGTATCTACCACACAGACCCTATAACGATTGGGATAGGGCAATGGTTCGGGCCAAGAGCCTATGGTCTCTTGACCAGAATCAAAAGGGAACTGCCGGCTGAGTTCGCTAAACTGCCGGCCGAATTGCAGTCCCTAGTGAATGCGAACAGCGTCAACTGGTCCACATACTACCTGCCGAACTATTGGGACGGCCAGGTGAAGCCGGTTTTGAGGGCCGCCTACAAGGTGCAGCAGGCACAGATGTCCGAAGATTTGGAGGCGTATGTGCAGGTGGCGCGTAAGTGTGGGATTGACCCGGACGGCGCCACCCAGTCGATGATCATGTTCTTCGTCGCCTACCACCAATCCCCGAGGCGCGCCCTGCGGATAGCGAACCAGATAGGCGGCGCCTCCTTGGACAGGTGGCATCAGGCGCTTCTGTCGGAGCCTGTGCTAGGTCGTTACAGGAACCGGTACAACACGGCCTATGGCATCATCAAGGCGATGGACAGTTCGGGCGTGGACCTGCCGGGCCCTCCCGGGGCTGGTCCGACGCCGCCGACGGGCGGGGACGGCTCCGGCGGCAACCCCGGCGGCAATGTGAACGCCCCGCAACAGAACGGTTCTAGTGCCGGCGTGCTGTCTCGTGTGGAGGCGTGGGGGAACGTCGTGATGGCGACGATGGCCGACGGCAAGCGGGTGCAGTGCGCGCCGACGGGGCAGGGCACGTTTGTGGCCGGCCCCGGGGGGGCCGGCACCCCGCCGCCGACCAACAACGCCCCGGGAGGCCAAAACGGCGCCCCCGGCACGGGCGGGGGCGGAGGCCAGCTGGCGCCCGGCACATCGGAGACGCGACAGAAGCTCGTATATTGGATGGCGAGCCGCGAAAACAAATTCCGCTACAGCAACGGTGCGGGGAGGTTGGACCCGGACAGGTCGGGCGTCGGCGATTGCAGTTCAACGTGCCGCCGCGCCTATCTGGACGTGTGCGGCATCGACATCGGCGGCAACACGGTCGCGCAATCGGCGAACGGTCACGGCGTGTTCGTCATCAACTGGAACACGGCGAAGTCCATCAGCGCACAGCAGTTGTCGCTGATGAAACCAGGGGACTTGGTTTTCTACGACTGGGGTTCCGGCAGAGTCGGCGTGGACCATGTGGAGATGTACGCCGGCGGCGACCTCACGTGGGGACACGGTGGCGGCCTGAACGGGACGGTGCCGGGGCCGCACAAGAACTCGCTGAGCAAGTTCATCCGCGACACGAGGGGGATCGGTTGGTGTGTCAAACGCTACATCAACGACTGAGGGCGCACAGCTCACTTACTACGACCCGTCCCGGATCCTCTCGTATAACACGCCGTGGTCGTTCGTGACGGGCGCCCGCGGCAGGGGCAAGACGTACGCGTTCAAGAAGCGGGTGATCAAGAAGGCGATCGAGAACGGCGACGAGTTCATTTACCTCCGCCGGTTCAAGGGGGAGGCGGCGACGTTCAAGACGTTCTTCGACGACATCCGCTGGGAGTTCCCGGGCGTCGAACTGTCGGTGAAGGGAAAGATTGCCTCTATAGGGTCTGGCAAGGGCGCACAGCCCATCGGACAGGTCGTCTACCTGTCGGCGGCGCAGATGTTGAAGTCTGTCTCACTCAAGAAAGTGAAGCACATCATCTTCGACGAGTTCATCCTTGAGAAGGGCGCCACACACTATCTGCCGGACGAGGCGAGTATCTTCGAAGGCCTGTATTCGACGGTGGACCGTTGGGATGACAGGGTGCGGGTGTATTTCCTGGCGAACGCCTTCTCGCTGACGAATCCGTACTACACCAAATACGGGATTGTGCCGACGGCCGAGTTCACAGTGGAGCCGGGCGCGGACCGTTTCTGGGCGGTGCACACGGACCGTTCGGAGGAGTTCGCACAGCAAGTGTCGAAGACCCGCTTCGGGGCGTTTCTACGGCGTCAAGATGACGAGAATTCCCGGTACATGATCGATTCGACGTTCCGGGACGGCGGCGCAGAGATGGTGGAGGCGAAGCCGCCATCGGCGATATATTCGCTGTCGATCGTTGGTGGTTCGAGGCCGCTGTCTCTGTGGCTAGGGCGAGACCTAGCGGTGTGGTACGTGACGGAGGGGCTGCCACGCAGCCCCAACCGGTTCACGCTGATACCGTCGAATGTGGATGAGGAGACGAGGCTGCTCACGCCGCGGGACTCGTATCTAAAGAATGTCCGCGCCTGCTACGAGAAAGGCAGAGTGCGGTTCGACAAGCTGACCACAAGGAACTTGTTTATCAAAGAGGTGTACAGGGGGCTATGATGGCTGATTCTGTGTTGACGGGCTTCGGGACGGCGCTGGCAGTGGTGTTGCCATTGGTCGCCGCACTCACCCCGAAGGCCCGTCGTTTCCTTCACTTCATCGACGATTTGATGGGTGAAGAGGAGCGCCCCGGCACCGCGAGGCGCCCGGGGATACTTGAGCGTCTCAAGTTGCTTGAGACGCGACTGGACCTGATCGAAAGGAGGCTGACGACTATTGAGTCACGCACAAAGTATGAGAACGGCCATAGTGGCGTGGATGGCGAAGCACGACGGTGACTTCGGCTATACGAACGACTACCGCCGAAAGGACCCGGAGCGCTACGGTTGGGGGGATTGCTCCAGCACCATAGCGCAGGCCTACCGGCAGTGTGCTGGGATAGAGATAGGCGAGCGGAGTTTCAACATCGCACAGAACGGCACGGCGGTGCAGAACGCATCTAACTGGCGCGAGCTGGACGAGGATGCCATGCGCCCGGCGGACATTATCTGCATGGGCTGGCATTCGGGGCCCTTCGCGGGGCGGATAAGCCACGTGGAGCTCTACGCGGGCCAGGGGCTGACGTGGGGGCACGGTGGGCCGGGCAGGGGCCCGAGACTGCACAGGCTGTCGGATCCACGATTGACAGGCTCGGCGAATATCATCATGGTCCGGAGGTTCATCCCGGACGACGCACAGGTAAAGGAGGACGATTTGACACCCGACGAGCACAACATGCTCAGCTGGCTGTACGAGAACATCAAGGTGCCGGGGGAGGGCTTCGGCTACCCTGCGGCATCCCAGAATGCGCTGGGCGACCTGCAGAAGGCCGTGCAGGGCCTTCAGGGCGCCGTGGACGGCGTGAACGCGACGGTGGCGAAAGTGAACGACCTTCTGACGGTGCCGGGCTGGGGTTTCGGGTATCCGGCGGCCAGCCACAACGCGCTGGAAGAGGTTGTCACGAAGCTGAACGAAATCCAAGCGGAGGTGAGGAAGAGCAATGGCTAAGCACCTAGACATCGACGACGGCGTGACGGCGGAGCAGCGGGCTGCAGCCGCGAAGGCCGCTGCGGAAGCCGTGAAGGACGACGGCAGGCCGGCCGGCGACGGCGACCTCGTGGACACGACCGGCTCGGCGAGGTTCCTGACTGTGCGCAAGTACCTGTACAGAGCGCTGACGGGGCTGATCCCCGCGGCGACGGCGTGTGGGTGGCTGACGGGGGAGCAGGCGGCTCTGATCGCGCCGGCCCTGGCTGGCTTCCTAGGCGTGGCCCTGGCCGCGGCGAATACGCGCTAGATTCGATTCACGAGCTGGCCTAGGCACCCCTACAGGGAAGGCCCCTAGCAAGCTGCTAGGGGCCTTTCTGTGCGCCTGATGGGTATGTCAGGCGGCGGGGGTGGGGCTCAGGCGGTACTCAGAGGCGAACTCGGAGATGCGGGTCATGAGCAGATGGTAGAAGAAGATCCGCTCGTTGCCGTAGGCCTTGACGGGGGCGGCGACCCACCCGATCATGGAGGCGTTCCAGTCTTGGCCTTCGTAGACGAGAGGGATGACGGCGAGGATGGAGGAGTCGTCGCGGAGGGCGTCGGTGACGTAGATGTTGTCGTGGGCGATGTGCCAACCGAAGGTGCCGGCGATGTGGGAGTGGTGGGGGAGGGTGTGGTAGAGGTGCTCGTCCAGCGCTATGAGCGCGGAACTGATCATCGTATCCATCCGGCTATAACTCCTGTCAGTATGAGGGTTGTGAGGCATGAGATGAAGGAGAGGACTGCAGCGCCGAGTTTGATGTTCTTCTCGCGGACAATATCCATGTAGGCGACGTACCAAATCAGTGCGAGCATCGGAATGAAGGTGCATAGGAGTATGACCTTGTGGGGTATGTCCACGTCACTTGCACCCGCCTGCTGCGATGTCGTCGCAGCCCCCAGCGCCTGGATCGGTGCCGCGCTGTTCTGTCTGCAGCTCTTTCTCACGGCCGTCGAAATGGCGGCGGTGGACGGGCGCCTTCTCGGCACGACGGGGCTGCACATTGGTGTAGGCGGGCCGCTTGCTCGGCGTCGCAGCGGGTGAGGGCGTTTCACGGGAAACGGTGGATGGATCCAGGCTGGGGTGGATGGTGGGGCTCTGCGTCGACGTAGTCGCAGGGGATGTCGTGATGTCGGTTGTGATGTCGGGAGCCGGCTTAGAAGCGGGCACATCGTTGAGAGTGGCATATGTGAGGGCTATGCATATGAGGATAGTCCCGACGAGGGAGATGGCCAGGCCTACACCGCGGTGCAGATAGGTGTAGACGACAGCGGCGAAGAGGTTGACAGCGACGATTGAGAGTGCTGCGTACAGAAGGGCGGTCATTCTTTCGAATCCTTTCTTTTTCTTTGTAACCAGCCCCCTGTCTGAGGCTGTACCACTAGTAT